GCCGTGCAAATACACTAACTCATTTAAACGCTTTATTAGCCATTATTTTTGTGGGGCGCTAGGTAGGTAGCGGTTACCTAAAGAAAGAGGCTGTAAGGCGTTAAAAACGGCCTTGGTTAGGGTTTGTTTTGCTTGGTTGGCCATATGGTTTTATCAAAACATGCCTTTAACCTGGCTTTTAGGGGGCCGAGATATTGTGTTCCAAACTCAATGGCCTTTAGCTCTGTTGCAGATAATCCGCTTTCCCATATTTTAAATTCTGCATTATAAATTTCTTGTTCGAGCTTTACCAATCGTTCTGCTTCTGCTTTTTTACGTGCAACAAGTTCTTCCTGAGCTATTTCTTGCAGGGATTTATAATTATTTTCAACCCAAGCTTGACCTTTTCGTAAAACTCCCATTAGCACGTTTATTGGGTTTGGGTATTGTTTTGTTTTTGGATTATTCAAAAGGCCAAAAGCAAAATGCTTAATTGATTCTTCGACTAGCTCTGGGGTATTAAAATTAAAAAGCTGTCTAAGATGGTTTTCAGAAAACCCAATATCTTGTAAGAGATCTAAATTTACGTTCTTCCATTCTTCGGGAAATCCGTTTCCGTTAGTAGTAGTAGTTATATTAATAATACTACTACTACTAACGGGGATTTGAGTACCGTTTGAGTACTGTTTGAGTACTGTTTGAGTACCGTTTATAGTCGAAGGTGATGGTACACCATTGTTAAGTAATTCTTTATACGCTTGGTCTGGAATTTTATAAGAAATCCATCCGCACCTGCCAGTTCTACTTTTTTCTTTTGTTAGAAATCCTTTTTCAATTAATCGATTTAATGCGGCTTTTATAGTACCTTTTTTAACCTCAGTGTTCTCACAAAAATTTTTTATACTTAATGGAGGGGTGATTTTGCTTCCTCCTGTTTTGCATAAATTATATATATAAAAAAGTAATTCTTGTTGACTGCCAGTTACCGTACTTAAGTCGAGATTTGAGTACTGTTTGAGTACTGTTTGTTGAGTACTGTTTGAGTACTGTTTGAGTACCGTTTGAGTACTGTTTGAGTCATCTTTGAGTACCGTTTGAGTACTGTTTGAGTCATCTTTGAGTACTGTTTGAGTACTGTTTGAGTACCGTTTGAGTACTGTTTGAGTACTGTTTGAGTACTGTTTGAGTACCGTTTGTGTACGATCTGTGTACGAATCGTGTACTAATTGTGTACGATCTGTGCCTGAATTGTGTACGATCTGTGTACGATCTGTGCCTGAATTGTGTACGATCTGTGTACGATCTGTGCCTGAATTGTGTACGATCTGTGTACGATTTATTTTTACTTGAGTTTCATCCTTTTTTACGTCATTATCCATAAAGTTATCTTCCTTGAAAATGGTTTTAAGATTGGTAACTTCCAAATTATCCTCAACAGCCGCTGTAACCAAAACTTCCATGATCAGCGGTTGAGAGGTTGTCTCTAGCTTCTCAGCTTCTTCAGGAGAAAAGTTATCACCTTGATACCATGGTTTATATTCAGCCGGTAAGCCAGTAATAACAGAGTTACATTGTGGCTTGTTTTTTTTCTTCGCGTTTAATTCTTTAGCTTTTTTTAAGATTTTATCTATATCGACAGACATTATTTATTTCACTTTTTTTAAAATATTAAACTCGTTTAATAATGTAACAAGAACATCAAAAAGCTCTGATTTTCTGGTTGCGTCTCCTATATGTTTTTTATCGGTAGTTGTTTCTCTTATTTTTGCGCAGTCTTTAATTACATTTTTAGATAACAAGTTAGGATATGCTTTGCTTATTTTGGCAAACATTTCTATGTTGTTAGTTTGATTCTGAAAGAATTTATTTATGAGTATGCTTGTTTTTGGTTCTGAATTGGTTTTATAAGATTCACGGATAGTTTTTACGTCTTCTAAAAACATTTCTATGCCCATTATAGAAAACTCATCGGCACAAGCAGGAATCAATAAATTATCAGTGCTTTGTAAACACAAACAAAATACTGAGTTTAGAGTGGTTAAACTGGGTGGAGTATCTACGACAATAACATCATATTTAGATCGTAAATATGAAAGGCATAATGAATTAAACCACGTTAAATAATGTTTCGGGGTTTCGTGGGATAGCGTTTTTTGAATTAAACCATTTTTCAACGAAGATGGTATAATATCTAAAGTAGGACTTAATTTAATTATTATATCTTCTATTTTAAGTTTTTTATCTACCAAGTCCGCAAATACTGGAGGGTTTGCTTTTATGCCATCAAATTGTCTGGTTAAATTTGCTTGAATATCTAAATCAATAGCACAAGTTTTTAAACCTAGTGTGGATAGCACCTCTATTGTTAAATATGCTAACGTAGTTTTTCCCACCCCACCTTTTAAATTTCCTATATAAATTACTTTCCCGCTTAAAGGATTAAATCGATCGTGTATTATTTTTTTTATTTGTTCGGGCGTTAATAAAATCTTGTATTGCCCCCCCCTTGACAGTTTTTGAGTCTTAGTTCTTCTAGCTTTTGCTCTTTCATGCAAACATGCCCCATGCATCCCAACTAATTTACTAATTTGTGATAAACACAATGTACCGTTACTCATTTTTACTCCACCTTATATGTTTTTAAAATTTATATGATTATTATAAGTATTAACGTAAGATAAAAATAATTAAAAGTAAATACACTCTTGTAAATAAACTTATCCACAAAATCTTTTAATAACCCTGTGGATAAGATAACTGTTTGCTGAAATTTCCGAGGTTTCCTCGTTTGTTCAAAATTTGAACAGCTTGCGGTAGATTGCTAACTTGTCAGCATATTTACGCTATACTTTCTTGAAAATATAAAAAAAGAGGAGAGCTGTACGATGTATACTGGAGAACCCAGATCTAGCGGTAGCAGTGCAGATGACGAAGCTAATAGCGTTATGGATGTTATTATTACGCCAGCGTATCAAGAATGGTTGGAAATAAGAGATCGCTGTTACAATTCGAACAACCCCTCATACAAAGATTTTGGCGCAATTGGAGCAAAAGTTTGTGAAGATTGGTGCCATTCCTATTCTGCTTTTCTTAGAGATATGGGAGCACCACCTCATCAGGGACGAGTGTTTTTTATAGAGAGGATTGATAGTACAGAGCCATATTATAAGGCAAATTGTAGATGGACTGCACGTCCTGTGGCTAACCGTAGATTACATTTTCAAATACATCCATCTGGAACGTTTGATTTATTACAACCATCTACCAGCCCACAAGCTCCAACTACTAGACATCCAACTAGTGGTACGTTTGCGCCTCCAGCAACTCCACAAATAATGTCAGTATTAGAGTTGCCTCCAGTTACGGTGCATAAAGATACACCAAGACCGCCTAAAAACAGATGCACAATACTTTAAGGTTTTATGACAAATTATTTATTAAATGCACAACTTATAAATCTACTGTTATTCCCTTTTCTTTTTTTAAAAGAGGAATTGGGGGCGGTTTTAACAGGAAAACATCCGACTAGAAGTACATTTAGAGTCATTCTTACATCTGTTGGCTGTATAGCAGGTGGTATTTTGTTTTATCAAAGCGCGCCTTTCTTTCAATTTTTAAATGGTATTATTACAGCATTAGGCATTCCAAATAGTTTTCAATCATTGGTTACACTATATGCAGCTATAACATCAGGCGGAAGTATTACTGGATTTTGTTCACGTATGATGACCAAAGCATTTTGTTATTTTAAATATGGCGATCCTGATTTTTATTTAACTAAACAAAGAGAAGAAGAGTTAATAGAGGCATTTAAGAATCAAGGTTATAACATAACAGGTGATACCATTAGAAAAGTAATAGAGTTTTGTATTAGAAATTTTAGGAGATCACCGCTACATGATTTCGGTTCACACCCTCATGATTGGAAACGTATGCTAGATGCTTTAATTTACGATGCGGATTTAGAAGTGTTTTTAGAGCAACAAGAATTATTACAAAAGAAATTGCGTAAAACTATTCAGAGATCACAAGCATTATCAAAATATGGATCTACCATTGATCTAGAAAAATCTTTACTATGGTCGTTTAAAAATCAAACTAAATTTAATTGTGAAGATACGCCGTTATTACCTCGTCAACATACCGATGCTATTCCAATATCTCTTAGTGCTACCTCATTAACATCATTACCTAGAGAAGTTAGAGAAAAAATGTTAGTGATTAAAGCATTGGCTAAATTTAAACAGCATCATAAGCATCATGAACATCCAGAATTATTATATCATTGTTCAGCACATCTTAGACGACAAGAACAAAATTTAACTGATGTGATTTTTCCTTTAACTCTTAGCCCATCATCTACAGAAACTACTACTACCCCTTCTTCTGGACAATCAGTGACAATCTATGATGCAGATGCAGTAGTCTATTCTTATAGTAACCCATCAGTGTTAAGAGCTAGGCCATCATCTCAATAATTGACGGCTTTAAGAGTACAGAGTTTAATATAAAAACGCCCTAGGCGGAGTTGTGTTCCTAGGGCACAATTATTTTGCATGGATAAAGGGAAAGTATCAGCCGATTAACCACTAAAGTCAAACCAAACGCCAATTATTTACAGGGAGTAAATTACATGTGTTTTATGTTAATGCTGGCCGCGTTTCGTGACCAGGCCAAGGGTTCTAACGGGAAGTATCGACTAACAGGAATTGAGACTGCTGTTTACGCCAGGATGGCCTTATATGCCAGCGAGGACGGAACTAATATTTATCCTGGCCTTAACACTCTAGTTGCTGAACTTAAGTTTTCTAAGAGTACTATTCAACGAACTATAAAAGCTTTGTTAGATAAAAAACGGATAGTTTTAATAAAGCAAGGCAACAGTCAAATGCATAAAGCTAACGAATATAAAATTAACCTGTCACTACTACCAAGGCATGTAGCTATTCAAATGCCTACTTATACTGACGCTGTGGATAACTATGTGGATAACATGCCAATTTCAGTGGATAACCCTGTGGATAATTCTTCACCTATAGTCGCAGAGACTAGGGGGGCTGTACCCAGAGAGACCAGGGGGGGTGTACCTAGAGAGACCACCCATAATCATTTAACACAATCATTAACTACTACAAACTATCATATGATAGAAGAGCAACAAATTGATATAAAAAATGATTTGTTGATGATGCAGGTAAATAAGAAATCGGTAGAGAGGTGGGTTAACGAGTTTGGGTTTACTGCACTAACTGAAATTATTGTAGCTATGAGGGAACACGAAAAGAAAAAAGGGATCCAAATAAAAAACAAGGGAGCGTATCTTAGAAAAATCTTAGAGCAACAAAGAAGTAGGCATTAATAGACATAAAAAATTTAGCCCTTACGGAAACCCAGGGAGGACCGTAAGGGCTAAACATCAGCCATGATTAATTAACAATTTAGGATATTCCCGTTGAGCTAACCTAAAGGAGTTCTAGAAGCTCCTTTAGGCCAGGAGTAATCTGTTAGCGGTCTTTCAAATCACTAACAGATCTAAGAATAAAAAAATGCAGGGTAATAGTAATATTTTAATTTGCCTCTTGCAAGTCATTTGTACTGATTTCTTCAAACACTTTGTTAATAGGCAAACTATTAATCTTTTGTTGCCTATTAATTTTTTTATCAAGCTGCCTTATGACGTCAGCAAAATCTTTGGCTAGCATATGATCTAAACTATTAATTTTTAGATAATTACATAACGCTATTTCTTCGCTATCCGACAATATTATTTTGCTTTTAACAATTTCTAATTGTTCGGCAGTAATGGTAGCGCCAACATCAACTAGATCTACAACACTAACAATATCTTTCGGCTCTTTGCCTTCCATTTCTTCAAAGGTTGGATGCACACCAAGAACATCTGAAAAGGCTTTTCTAAGTGCTTGAGCTTCTGTACATTTGGCTATTTGTCCAAAAGGTCTTTTTGCCCACATAGCATTAGGGGTTATTTCATTTTTTCCTCTGGTTGCATAGTTTTCTTTCCAATACTCTTTAGCAGAAAAGAAAGAACTCTTACCACTAGTAGGGTTATATTTTTCTACAGTCATCTTACACCATTCAGGATAAGATATTTCCATTGTTCCTATCGTTTCTGTTATCGTTGGACCGTACTCAGGTTCGCTAATCCCTAAATATAGGCCAGTTCTATCAGCGTCAATACGATATGATGCAATCCCAGGCATAAGGACATCCCTATATTCATAACTGCCAGTTTGACTGTTTTTTACACTCATAGGCACAATATGAACAGGTTTAGCAATCGGATCATACTTTTTAGCGTTACAGTATGCTAAAACCATTCCTATAGATTCATCTTTAGCCCCAGGGTAAATCGAATTTTTAAGGGTGTAATAGATATTGCTATCAGTATCCGCTAAAAGTTCTGTTAACGTTTGTTTTGGTTTAATTGGCTTTACATTTGAGCTAAGCATTTTAATCCTCCTGCTTGATTATCTAATTCTTTCATTTTTGCCCAATTAGGTAATGATATTAATTGGAATTTTTCTTCATACCCAGGCCATTCTTTATACCTTACACATTCGGTATATAAAGCTGCACCATCTAAGTATTCTAGTCTGCCTTGTGCTAATGAGCCTTCGTCTAAAGTAAAGCACGCTGTTAAATAAGGCGGTTTTTTCTCAACTACGAAAAAGGCAAAGAATCTTTTTTTACCATCTAATTGTTTTAATGCATCTATCTGCATAGCTGCTTGTCTATGATAGCCATACTGATAAATAGAATTTGAAAATGCTTTAATCGAATCAGTAGTTTTAAGGTCGATTATTAATTTATCATTAAAAATATCTGGTCTTGATCTAAGTGGTGTATCAAATGTGCCACCTTCCCAAAATATAGATTGCTCAACTTTACCGTCTTTAAGTTCATTCCAGATAGGATGAGCAGATATAACGTTAGCCATGTCTTTGATGTCTTCCCATTCACCAGTTCTTAAAATATCTCTGCCGTTAGCTGCAATTTCAGCTTGTGCGTAAATTTCTTTACCAATCTTTGTAGATAAATTCACTGATTCTGTCATACAATAAAAGGTATTATCGAATTTTTTAGGCTCCAATACAAGTGTATGAACAGCACGTCCTAGCTTATATTTTTCAGCTTGTTTCTTTAATTCTTTTTCGTCTAACTCTGTACGTTTTACGTGATATTCATAGTAATACCGTTTAGGACAATCTAGTATCAAATTGATACCAGTTGAGCTAATACTATTGTCTGCGTGATATTCGTTAATATCTAAATTGTCGTATATACCGTTTATCATTATTATTCTCCTAGTAGTTCTAATCTATCGAATAAATCTTGTATTGCTTCTAATTCAGTAGCACCATTTCCGCAACAGTTATATTTTAGTACCGCATCTTCTGCCCCGTCGTAACCGTCGAGTACTGCGGTCCAATCAAATTGGCGTTGCGGGATCGGCGCACAGTAATAAGAAGTAAGTATGGTATGTTTTGGCATTATTATTCTCCTTCTTGTAATTTTTATGTTTTTGTGCAATAATAACTACATTGTAATACAAAACGATACAATGTCAAGAGGTAGTTTATAAAAATGTTGGATAAAACAGAAAAAGAGTTATTAGGAACTCCTTTAAGCGTGAGATTGACAGCTATAACGCGTAATAAATTAAGCGTACTTGCACGTAAAAGGGGTATGTCGCCATCTAGTTTGGCTAGATTTTGGCTGGAAGAAAGAATAAAAAAAGAAGATAATAACAAAAAAGGGGGTTAAAGATGACAAATAAAGCATTACAGTACTTTTTAGATTTAAAGGCTAATGGCGCAACAGATGCAGAAGCCAAAGCACAAACAGAGGCGTTGACCTCTGTATTAGAGGGCGTTGCGACTAAAGAAGATTTACAGAGTTTGGTCACCAGAGAAGACTTAACCAATTTAGGAATAAGAACTGACGCTAAATTTGATTTAATTAAAAAAGATTTAGAAAATGTAACATCTAAAAATGAATTTAACCTTTTAAAAGAAAGCATCGACATTAACCATCGATGGACTATGGCGCTTTTAATAGCTGCTTTGGGTGGAATAGTCGGCATACTTTGTAAATAATTAATAAACTATAATATAACAAGGAGGTTAATACTATGAAATGCAGATGTACAAGCTGTAGTGGCAATAAAAAAATTATGAAACTAGGTATGGTAATGGGCGAGTGTGGAAACTGTAAAGGCACAGGCACGCAAACAATCGAAGATAGTATCATACCAGAACCAACAAAGAATATAGACAAGGACGTCACTAATGACAAACAAAAAGAAGAACCAAGAGAAGTTAAAAAAACAGATAGCAAAACTACCTCCAATAACGCTAAAAGAAAAAGGTAAGCATCCTGGTGGTAGACCAACGAAATATACCGAAGAATTAGCAAATCGTATCTGCGATGCTGTAGCCACAACAACTGATGGTATGCGACGCATGTGCGCTAATAACGAAGGTTTTCCAACATGTGAAACTCTTATGCAGTGGCGCTATAAATACCCTGAGTTTTCTGCACATTACGCACAGGCCAAGCTTATTCAGGCGGATTTATTCGCAGAACAAATTATAGATATTTGTGACGAAGAACAACACACCAGCGAAGGAATACAACACGCAAGACTTAGGGTTGACACTCGCAAATGGTTAACATCAAAACTAATACCAAAAACTTACGGCGACAGAGTTCATAGCGAATCAACAGTTAGTATTAAACATGAGGATGCATTGGAGCTTTTAAAATAAAATGTTCATCAATGATGCAGAAGTATATCAAATAGCTGTAATGCTATATGAATTTATGATGCCAGATGATGTCGATGCAACGCCAATTACTTTGGCAGAATTTAAACAAAAATTAGAAGGAATATTAAAGGATGGATGAAGAGGAGGGTAAAATATGGGCTCGTTACTATAGCTGCCCTTGGTATGATTTAACTCCCGGCGAACAGGCAGTAATAATTAACTTTAGTAAAAATTGTGGGGTTAGCCACGTTATGTTCGACAGGTTTTTACCAACTAAAAAGGAATGGCTAGATAATGGGATACAATAGTACTAAGCATAATTTGGTAGCATTATTAGAACTAATTAATGAGTTTGTACAAGACAACCCTTTAAAGATAGAAGAATTGCCGGACTATCTTAAACAACTACCAGATAAAGAACAGCAAGTATTAAACTTTTATTATAGGGATGGTTTAACCCTTAGAGAAATAGCTGGAATTTTTGGTGTGAGTTGGTCTCGGCCGTTTGAAATTAAAAGTAAGGCGATAAGAAGAATAAGAAAAAAAATTACAATAGCTAAAAACAAATGACTGAAGACGAGATTAAAACACGCCAGCATTTAAAAGATAACTTTTTACATTATGCATCACGTTGTCTTAAAATTCGCACTAAGCAAGGCGAGATTTCGCCGTTTATTTTAAATAAAGCGCAAGAATATATCCATCAGAAATTAGAAGAGCAAAGACTACAAACAGGTAAGGTTAGGGCGCTGATCTTGAAAGGGCGTCAGCAGGGCTGCTCAACTTATG